CTTGCTACCGGTTATATCCAAGAAGTTCTCGGGAACCGCGTGTCTTCGTCTGAGTGGTTGGCTGGTTGTAAGTTCGGCCCGGGGAGCTTCGCTCATCCCAAGGCTCGAGGATTGACCTCGATTTACGATAAGCTACAAGTCACCCCGTCAGTCACACATGACTTCTCGGGGCCAGGTGCGGTGCTCGTGCAGAGCTCGCCCGCCTGGGCACGGAGCGTCACTGATCTGGAGGACGAGGGCTTCTGGCCTTTTGTCTCACCGGATCACATGACGTTATGTGTCGGCAACCGTGTAACCTTCGTTCCTAAGACCGCCTTGGTGGAACGAGCGATCGCTATTGAGCCCCTTGTTAATGTCTATGCCCAGCTCGGTCTGGGCAGGATGATTCGCAAGCGCTTGAAGGCTTTTGCTTATATCGACCTCGACGATCAAAGCCTTAATCAAGCTTTGGCGTATGAGGGTTCGATCCGAGGTTTTCTTTGTACTGTAGACCTTTCGAGTGCGAGCGACACTGTCGCCCGGGAGGTTGTACGCCTGCTTCTACCAGAGGCGTGGTATTTCGCCCTCGATATCACTCGCTGCAAAGCGGGTGTGCTTGATGGCGATTTAATCAGATACGAGAAGTTCTCCTCTATGGGGAATGGTTTCACGTTCGAGCTCGAGAGCCTGATATTCTGGGCCCTCGCACGCGCGGCGTGTGTCGCCTCCGAATCACCAGAGATGGTGAGTGTTTACGGAGACGATATCGTTGTTCCTGTATCTGCCTATGCGGCTCTCGTTGAGCTCCTGACGTTCTTCGGTTTCTCGCTGAATAGGCAGAAATCGTTTTCGTCAGGTGTTTTTCGGGAGTCGTGTGGGAAAGATTACTACAACGGGTACGAAGTACGTCCCTTCTTGCAAAAGGAGGTACCTCAGGACCTTGGTCAGGTCCTCACGCTGGCGAATGGTCTTCGTCGCGCTGCTCATCGTGCCGGTCGTCACCTTAACGGGTGCGATCTGCGCTTTAGAGACGCTTGGCGGACCTCAGTTATGCGTATCCCCAGGTCGTTGCGAACGGCTATTGCAGTTCCTGCTCACGCGGGTGACTGCGACGGCCTTGTAATGAACTGGGATGAAGCCCAGATTTCTCCTTTCGTCCTTAGAAACTTTGGATGGGAGGGATGGTTTGGCTTGAGGAACACACCCCAACCTGTTGGGAAGAAAGCCACCAACTTTCTCGGTGGAGCAGCGTCTGCTCTCTATCGGTGTCGTGATGGATTCGGAGACGAGTTTTCTCCTGCGATTCCTACGCAGGAGCGTGATCCAGCCTTCGAGTTACGAGACGGTGCCTTTTACGGCCCGTGGACTGAGTTAGGACCTTGGTGTAAAACCTAAGGCCTTTCTCTTTGGTGGATAGACCACCTGGATGGG